GCTACAAGTACAAGACGGGTGAGAGTGTAGACTTACCTACGCTTGACGACGATCTCTCCGAGTGGGACGACTGGGACGGCGAGTCGGACATCGCGGCGACTACAGGCCACGACATTGTGATCGCCGAGGTAAGCATCACTGGCAATCTCGCCAAAAAAGCGGGCACTACCACGGTTGCGGCTAACGACGGCGGCTAGAAGGAGGCGTGCGTGATATGGATGTCAACACTGTTGTTACCCTAGTCAAAGCACGTTTGGGGATCACTACCGAGATCCGAGACAGCTATATCACGGCGATTGCCAACGGCGTCCTCAAGGAGCTTTCCGACGAGAAAGGGCTGGTCCTCGACGGGACCAGCCTGTATCACATGTTGTTCGTGGTGGACCTGGCGACCTGGCGGTATCAAAGTGTCACAGACGGCAGCAAAACACCGCAAACCTCAATGCCTCGGCACCTACAGTACAGGTTACACAATCTGATGATCCACGTTGGAGCCGCGGCGGAAGAGGGTGAGCCTGAATGACTTACGATCACCAGGTGACACTTATTAGCGAGACGTACAGCGAGAACGACATCGGCGAGATGGTTCCGGCGGAGACCAAGACGAAGATCCTCTGCCGGGAGCAATCTGTCGGGCGCAGTGAATTCTATACCGCCGCCGCCGCCGGTCACAGACCCGAAGTCGTGTTAATAGTCCATCGTTACGAGTATAACGGAGAACGCAAAGTGGACTACAAAAACACGCGGTACAACGTAATTCGCGCGTATGCAGTCAACACGGAGGAGATTGAGTTAGTCTGCGAGGCTCCGGCTCACGGGAGGAGTTAATGTGGCGATCCCCAAAGCCGTCAAAATCACCAAGCATGGCGTAGAACTCATCTCCAGTGTGGACCGCTGCAAATATCTCTTGGTCGAACTGGAGAGGGCTGCCCTCAAGGAAACAGGCAAGTTGATCCGCCGGCGGGGCCTCGACGCCATGCGTAAACTGCCCGGCTTACGTCGCGGCAAGCGTCCTCCACGCAACCTGCAGTATTGGGTACGACGCCGCGAGACGGACCTGCAAGTCGGCCTGAAGCACGAGACCTGGTACGGCGTGGACCAGGAGTTGGGCACGAAGAACCAGCCGAAGCGCGGGATCCTTAGAAACGCGACCTACAACAACATCGACGACATCCGCCGTATCCAAGGGCAGTACCTCTCGGCTATCGAGGATGAGAACCGGGCCCTGGGGCTGATCGACGAGGCAGAGGAGGTGGGCGACGATGACTCCCCGAGAACTTAAGAGCGCCATAGAAGAACGGTTAAAGATGGCGCATTCGAGGGTGTACTACCAAAACGCCACCTCCAGCGCGCCCTTCCCGCACCTCGTTTTCGATCTGCCTAACGCCATAGACCAGGGCGACCCTCCTGAGGTATGGGTGTTGGACGTTGACGGTTGGGATAAGGGTGTGGATACGGCCGCACTGGACGCGCTCATGGAATCGGTTGACAGCGTGCTCCAACGTCAGACGTTGGTCGCAGGCGGTGCCAGGGCGCGCGTGTATCGGGACATCCGGTTATCGCCCATCACGGAAGACAACACCGAGTTAAAGCGCCGGAGGTACACCTATCAAGTCAGAGTCTATCAGTAAGGGAGTGATCGCATGCTCACAACGGAACAACTGGAGAACATCCAGATCGACCACGGTCTGGTTTTCATCGACTACGGAGAAGAGACGCAGCGTATGCTCGCGCCCACGCGCGGAGGGGCACAGTTCTCGGCTACCAAAACCATCCGGGAAATCGAGTACGATGGCAGACTCGGGAAAACCAAGGGCGCGCAGGTCATAGAAGAGATCGGCGCCATGCTTTCCTTCGCCGTCCTCGACACCAGTATTGAAAACATCGACCTGGCTCTCCCACAGGGAAGTTATGACTCTGGAACAGGGGTTATCTCTAGTGGGATAGGCGGGCTCATCGCCGCGTCCAAGTACCTTACCAACGTGACCATGTTCGCCAAAGTAGCGGGCGGAGGGTACAAAAAGATCACCATCTTCAACGCTATGAACGAAGCAGACTTCGTACTTGCGACCGTTGCGAAGGGCGAATCGACCATCCCCTTCGAGATACACGCGCATTGGGACCCGACGAGCCAGGACGTGGGCGACCTCTACACCATAGAGGACGTTCAGTCCATCGATGACGATCTGACGCCTCCGACCGTGACCCCTACCCCGGCTGATGGCACCCCGGATGTCTCGGTTGGCGACAGCCTGACCGCGCTGTTCTCGGAGCCCATTAGAGAGGGCGACATCACCACGGCCAACTTCCGTCTCATCAAGGCTTCAGACGGCACCATCGTGGCGGGCAACCTGTCGTACTCAGCGTCCAGCAAGACAGCTACCTTCAAACCGACATCTCTGGATTCAGGCACCGCATACATCTGGACCATCGGCGGAGTGCGGGACCTTTCCGGGAACGAGATGGTGCCGGTTGCCGTGAACTTCACCACAGCGTAATAGTGGGAGGCGGGGCGACTCGCCTCCTTCTCGCCTTATTAGGAGGGATTTGATGCTCACCGTTAGACAGGGCATCATGCTATCGGCCATCATAGATAAGATGGACCTCAAAGTCACTGATCCCAAGGGAACTCAAGCCGAAGTGGGTGCGGACCTCATGATGCAATTCGTTCGGAGAATCCATCGCGCCGGGGACGAGATATACGCCTTCGTCGCAGATGTCCGCAAAATCAGTCCGGAGGAAGCTGCCGAGACGAACCTGATCGAGTTCCTCAAAGAACTCGTCGCTGGGCAGCCCGACATCTTGCGTTTTTTCGCCTCTGCTGTCAAGTCGGCGGGCCTCGAATAGTCGAATTGCTATCAGCCTACGACTGGGCAGCGATCAGCGACCTCCCGCTAAGTGCGCTACCGGGCTATATCCGACGCGCTCAGGAGGCCGAGGTGGAGCGTTCGGCCTGGGAGTTGTGGAAAGAAATATACCCACAAGCCATCATTGGGCGGGTGCAACTCAAGCCATTCGATGAGTTCCTGCGCTCCGTGAAAAGACCGCATACAGCCGAAGCTTCACTAAGCCCCGCCGAAATCGAGGCGGAGATGCTGAAGGTTGTCGCTGCTTACGAGGCTAACGCTTCCAGAAGCCGGTCTTATTGAGGATCTTGTTCTTCGTCTTGTTTTTGACGCGGCGAACCGCCTTACCAGTATCGCCTGAGACGGCGGCTACGACGGCTTCCACGTCTTTGGCTTTGGCACCCCACTTGTTGATCGTCCGGAGACCTTTCTTCCAATTCAACCCATCACCCCCTTCGGTTAGTAGTATACCACGGCATGACGGACAGGCGAGGTGAGCCAGATGGAAATCTTTAAGTTATTCGGCTCAATTTTCATCGACAACGAAGAGGCCAACAAGAGCATATCCAAGACCGAAGAAAAGGCTGAGGGCCTGGCTTCAAAGCTTGGATCCGGCATCAAGACCGCCGCAAAGTGGGGCGCTGGGATAGCTGCTGCCGGCACCGCCGCAGGAGCGGCCCTGCTTGCAGTCGCCAACAAAGCCGCCCAAACGACGGATCGCATTGACAAGATGTCGCAGAAAATCGGCATCTCCCGCGAGGGCTTCCAGGAGTGGGACTTCATCCTCTCACAGAGCGGCACCGACGTTGAAAAGTTGCAGATGGGGTTCAAGACCTTGGTTGCTCAGATAGACCAGGCTGACCAAGGAGTAGGCAAGGGTGCTCGCAACTTCGCCGCTTTGGGCGTACAAGTCCGTGACGTAAACGGCAACCTCCGAAACCAGGAGGACATATTCAACGACGTGCTTGTAGCGCTCCAGAACATGGAGGACGGCACCGAGAAGGCCAGACTCGCTAATGAACTCCTCGGGCGAAGTGGGTCTGAACTCATGCCCCTCTTGAACGCAGAGGCAGGCAGCATCGAAGCCTTGAGGCAGCAGGCCCACGAACTGGGGCTAGTCATCTCCGATGAAGCCGTGGACGCAGGAGTGCTGTTCACCGACACGATGGACCAACTCAACCGTGCGTTTGGAGCAGTATTCACCCAGTTGGGCACCGCTCTCATGCCCATTTTCCAGAAACTCGCCCAATGGCTCATCGACAACATGCCGCAGATCCAGGAGACGGTAAGCAAGGTCTTCGGCGTGATCGGCAAGGTCATCGGAGGGGCGGTTGAGGTCATAGGGACCGTCATTGACGCTATCGAGGCGGTCATCAAGGCAGCGAAAACAGCCTGGGACTGGGTTAAGAGGGTGTTTGGCGGGGGCGGGAAAACCACTACCTACACCCCCGCTCCAACCTCGACCCCTGATATGCCCGCCCTTGCTGACGGAGGCGACATACTCCGCTCTGGCTGGGCCTTAGTGGGTGAGCGCGGGCCCGAACTCGCATACCTGCCGACGGGCGCGCAGGTCCGTCCTCTCGGCGACGACAGTGTAACCATCAACCAGACCATCAACGTCACCGGACCCGTTGACTCAGACACGATCCGTGAGTTAGATGCCACCCTTGGGCGGCGCAACGACGAACTAGTGCGCAGGCTGAGGCTCGCGCATCCGGAGGTGGCGTGGTGAAATACGGAGATATACCCATAATGCCGAGCGGGTTGCGCGTAAAGCACGTCAAAAAAAGCCATACCATCGCATATCCAAGACGAGACGAAGCCGACTCCCACTACCTCGGTCGTGGCCCAACAGTCATCTCTTGCACCATCACCGTCGTCTCCTTTGCGGACCTCGTGGCACTCCAAACTATGGCTCTCTCGCACACAGAGGCGACGCTGTACGTAGACAAGACCGCTCCAAACTCCCACTACTATACACGTGTTGTGCTGGAGTTAGGGGATGAGGAGAAACTCGGCACTGCTGAGGTTTGGCGGGTTCCCGCTGTGTTCACGGCTTTAAACCCACGCCTCTATTCCGCCGCAACTCACGAGGTGGTCTACTGATGTCGCTAACCAAGTCCACAGGCTGGCTCGCCATCCAATCCGGGGGCACCACCGACCTACCAATAGACGCAGCACACCTTGTTTCCGCTCGTCTCAGGTGGCGGGGAAAGGATCGGCGGATATGGGACTCCAGGAGCAATACTGTTTCTGGCCACAGCGCGAGTTTTCCATCTGTCCCTTCTGGCTGGACGAGGGGAGGCGGCAGTGCTCGTTTCAATATTACGGTTATGACTGGCGAATGGGCCGCGGCGGGCACAATAACCGTCTCTGCTCCCGGCGGCTCTAGCACCAAGTCATGGACCTGCGGGGCGCAAAGTAGCAAGGCTCTCTCTGTCAGCACCAACTGTTATGGTTACGGCACGGCCTCGGGGAGCACCAGCATTGACTACGGCCCGACTACCGGGTTCGCAAACCCAAGCATTCGGGCGACAGTAGATTACTACCAGGACATCCCGTCAGAGTCTCTGTCAGCCGTTGTCAACGGCGTCTCAGTGACGGGCCCCGCTTCTTTGGCTAACGGCGTGGTCTCCGACTGGTATCCCATCACCTTGCAGTTGGGTCAGAACGTCATCACCCACTCCATCGGAGGCGGTGGGCTTGCCGACATCGAGATAGAGTACACTTACCAGCCCTACCCACCACCGCCGACCCGTCATGCGCCAGAGAACACGGTTGTCACCGACGACGAGACGCCCACCTTCGAGGTGACGCTGCCACTGAGCGACGCTAGCGGTCTACACGCCCGGCTCTCGCTCTCGATGATGCCCACGATGTCCCAGCCGACGATGTACGATTCCAGCGCCTCTCAGACGGGGTGGGAGTACCTTAGCGGAGGCAACTGGCTACCACTCCCCGCAGGTGGAGCACCGCCGCAATCGAGGGTGAGGTTCACCCCGACAATCCCTCTGGCTCCAGGCACCTGGTATTGGATCGTGGCCGCAAAGGACTGGGCTTGGGGAGCATGGAGTGATACACCGTGGATGCTCCGCAGGGTGCTCTCTGTAAGTGCCCTGGAGGGCTATGCGCTGGCGGTAGGTGCTACACCTTGGGCTTGCACCGACCTGATCATCACCGAGTCAAGTAACGGCGAGATAAGCACCATCGAGTTCACCGTACCTAATCACCCCGACGCCGAGGGTAAGACCGCCCACGACCTCATCGGTTACGGCGACCCCGTGTATGTGTCCATCTATGACAGCACGGGCGAAGAACGACAATACCTCGGCAGGGTGTGGGAAAAGCAGGTGGATGACCTAAACCTCCAGGTAACGGCGACTATGGGCGACAAGATCCTTGCGGATCGGCTGGTGTCCTCAGACTACCTAGAGACCGACATCGGCACGGCACTCAAGAGCATCATCGAGACGGATTGCGCTCCACTTCTGGCGGACGGTATCCCTGCGCCGTTCGGCCTGACCGCCAACCTGGAGAGCAAGAACAGGCAGGCTATGCAGGCGTTCCAGGAGGCGTTTTCGACGTTTGGACTGCTCTTTTGGAGCGAAACTCACGCTCTCGACTGGGTACAGTACCTAGCCGACCCGACTACCCTCACCACGCAAGGCATCTTAGTGGAATTCCCGATGGAAGGAGAGGTGTAGAATGCCGGGAGATCTCATCAAACTCTTTGATACGCAAGCTGACTGGCAGTCTGGCACTCTCGAAAACCTGGATGCCACAAGCTCCCCTGGTGTCATCATCCCTACGGGAGACTACACCAAAACCTACGATAGCAAGACCGAATGGGATCAGGGGACTAAGGC